ATAGCTCCGTTAATAGGCGTAGTAGACGAGCCGGTGCCGCCGCTGGCTGGCAATAATATGCCTGCGAGCGTGATCGGCCCGGTGGTTGCTATATTCGGGGTAAGCCCCGTGGTGCCAGCAGAGAACGATGTAACCGGAGAAGTAGCTACAGGGATAACCGGATTTATAAATATCCACCCGCCGCTGCCTGAAGTGCTATATACCATCTGGCAGATATAGCCTGCACCTGAAATATCGCCTGCATTGAGCGCAGCGTTTGCCCATTTCTTGATTGGTATATTCCCTGTGGCTATAGAGCCAAGAGTTAAATTGAGCGTAGGAGTAGATGAGGCATTGGCGTATGCGGCTTTAAATGACACTTGAAAGCCATCTGTTAAGGCCACCAAGGACGACGGGATTGTAACCGCGATGGTATCCGCGCCGCCTGTAGCTGTGGCATAAGAATAATATTGCTGTTGTAACTGATTGGCGGAAAAAGTAGGGGGGTAAATAGTAGCGGGGTTATTCATTACAAACGAACCCGACGAACCGAAGGCGGTTGCAAAAATCAGTTCCATTGGATACCCGGCAATGGGTATGTCGTTTGCCACCAGTGCAAGGTTATTACCTTTCACGATAGGATAAATTAATGGGGCATTTGACCCCAAAGTCATGGCTAATGTAGCCGCCCCGGTATTAGCAGCAGCCGAACTTAAAATAAGCTGAAAACCGTTTGGAAGCTGCGTGAGCGTGGAAGGAACCGAGGCAGTTAGCGCGTTTGCTGTACCCGCTGCTACTGCATAAGTCCAAGCCCCATCCTGAAGCTGATCGGGTTGAACAAATAGCCCTTGAGTTCCTGCGGTGGGGAAACAATTAACCGCAGTCCCCGCTACCCATGTTGTAGGCGAAGTTCCTTCAACGCCGCGCGAAGCGATAGTTAAGGTATCGCCAGAACGCGCCGTAACCCAGACAATCTCATTCGCGCCTGATGTGGGGTTGGTGAGCGTCATAACAAAATATGTCCCGAATGACGGGCTTGGGAATAACGCCCCTTGCCCCGCTGCAAGCACACAGGTAGTAGGGGTTGTAACCGTGATCGGATTTAATAGCGTTGACGTTGCGTTATTAGCGAATATTAAAATCATAGCGATTCCTAATAGGTTACAGCCCAATTATACTGAAACGGCAGTTGTAGAACTTGTGAACTTACAAAAGACTGTAATGTAGCCGCCAGCGATGTGTCCATTGCCCCTGATAGTATCTGAATCGTCGCATTATATGAAGAAGGTGTTGGAAAAATAATGCTTATTTGATAAGCATTAACGCCGTCAATATTTGTTTGGTAGGGGTCAGAGCCGTTTATTCCCGATAAAAAGCGAACAACCCGCCTTTTTAGCCAATTAATATTGAATTGGTAGCCGTCCCCCCTATAAAAATTCCAAGTTATTACCCGCTTGTAAATATCGTCAGAGGCCAGCTCTACTGCATTAGTTATGAATCCTTGCGTTGTTACTGCGCCGGGGTTGCTTGCCAAAGCGTATGTAAAGGAGTGTGGGCCAATAGAAGTTAAAGCAAAATCACCGTTATACCCGGCGGGCGTTACCCCCTGAATATTGCCTGAAGATATCCCGGATACGTCATAAGTCGCGCCCACCGTAACCGTGACAATACCTAAACTCCAAAACATTGAAGCTATTGGTATTTGTGAACTTGTTATAATTCCAGTATTATAATCAATCGTATCGTAAATAGACGTATCGTACACACCTTTACTGATACTCGATGAACCCGTAGTTATATACGGGCGAGCGATTCCATAAAGGCTGTTTCCTACCCAATCCAATAAAACCCCGGTAATAGATGCGGAAGTATAGACCGGCAAATTCAACGCATTGATTGTATTTAAGTATTCTTGAGAGGTATTGTTATAGGCGGTAAAAAACGCTTCCAAATCTGGGTCGGAATTATATTGCTGATAAAGATAAGCAGGCAGCGTAGTGGCTAACATTATGCTTGAGTTACCGTAATGCTTGAAGAATTAGTTACAAAATACGATTGCGGATCGCCATAATATAGCCCCGTAGTTACGGCAGGGGCTACGGTCACGCCGCTAATTACCACCGTGAAATTAATCTCTGAAATAAATTGAATCGGGATTAATGATGCAATAGATTGCTGAAATATGGCTTGCATTTCATATTGATTAATAGGCTGCCCGACAGTAATCCCATTGATGTAGTTTGAGATTGCCACACTAGCGGCTGTAGATACTGAAATGGGGGATACATAATTGGTGGCGATTGTATTCCATAAAATCGTTATGGCTACTAATTGGGGCAACGGATTTATAAAAGAAATATTGTAGGTATTAGGGTAGTTATTAATAGATACCGTGACATTTCTAAGGTTAGGCGTAATCACGCCGTTTCCGGTATAAGATGCAAGACTGGTGCTATCAAAAGGCGTATAGCCCAATACAGTAGCAGTACCCGGATTTGATGCTAAAGGATAGCTAAAAGAATTGGCGGATATATAAGTGAAAGTAACACCTGAAACATTGTATGCGGAAGGCGTTACGCCGTAGATAGAGCCCGTAACCGTTCCGCTTGTGAGCCCCATCGGGGTCACGGTGGTGACAGTAACCGTGCCGGTAGCCCAAGACAAGGAGGCAATTTTCACATTAAGGCTAAAGCTATTGATGCTGTTTACTACAGCTACATAAGGAACTTCGGTGGATACCGCGCCCTGAATAGTTACAGCGCCGGGATTAGATGCTAATGGATATGTGAAAGTGTTGGTACCCGTGGAAGTAATGGTGAATGTGCCATTGTATCCATTAGGCGTAACTCCGGCGATCAGCCCTAAAATCTTGGCCCCTGAAGCAACGCCGTGTGGGGTAGCCGTAGTTACAGTAACTACGCTGGAAGCCCAAGTCATTGTGCTAATAGCAATGTTAGGGGTACTGTTAATACTTGTTAGCCCGGTGGCCCCGCTAACGTATATAACCTGCCCGGTAGTAAAACCATGCGTCAAATTGGTGGTAACTACAGCAGGATAGGCATTGGTAAGTGTAGAAGCGGAGAGCGTGGAGCCTATGACATTAGATATGTCGAATAGCCCCGTGAAAATAGCATTGGCTATTTGGTAGGGATCGCCGCCCCCGCCGCACAGGATTTGCCAGTTAGCCCCCGATTGAGAAATGGACACGAGATTACTTTGCACCCCGGACACATTCTGTAGCTGTGTTTTTAGGAAGGAAGGCATCCCTTGGGCTACAGCTTGACCTGCTTGAATTACTTGAGCCTGATAGCTTTGTATAGTCTGCGCTGTGGCCCCTGCGGTGCCTACCGTGAGATTAGTACAGGAGAGGCTAATGCCGCTCGGTACAGAGGTAATAATCGTCGTTACGGTGCCTTCTGGTACTGCCCAAGACCCGGCTTTCGTGGCGAGGCAGAATAATGCCGAACTTTGGCCCCCCGAGCCTATAATACCGCCGTCTTGCACAACGTATTGATAGCTACCGTCCGATACTACAAAACCGGCAAGGACTACAAACCCCGGTGTCCCCGTAGGGTTAAGCAGAGTGACGGTGGAAAAGGTTACATAGACCGAAGTATTAGCGCCGATTCCTTTAGTAACCCCATAAACCGCGCCTAATTGGTAGAGAATAAAAGGGTTGGCGGTATAGGGGCTAATGGAGTTAACCAAGTCCACATAAGCCTGATCTTGAATGATTACAGCCCCGGCAGCGGTTGAGGCCATATCTTCAATCAAAGAGCCGGGTAAATTAGTCGTAAGCCCCGGCGAGAGCACCACAGCCGCTGCTACTTCAGCGTTTAATAAATCCTGCGGGCTGCTGGGGACGGCCCCGGCAATAGTTAACGTCGCCATAATGCTCCCTATGTAGCTACGATTGTCTGAATCTTAGTCCCATTCTGGAATGTAGCATATACATTGTAGGTGGGTTCAGAGGCATTTTGTTGCCTTACTATGGTTAAGCTTGCGAAAAAAGGGGCGTATTGCGCCTGAGTACGGTTGAGAGCTACATCAGGGGCTACCTGCGTCATTACCGCTTCCTGCCCGGGGATTCCATAGTTACCGTAAAAAGGGCTCTCGCCCGTAGTCAGCCTCAAAGTCTGAACAAGCGCGGTGAGCCAGATATACCCTGCGTCCACTATAACCGTTTCGCCTTGGGATAGGCCCCAATTATTGAAAAAAGATTGCGAACCGCCGATCTGCTGGGCGATATTGACCGTTAAGGGGGGCGTTGTAATGGTTACATTTTGGGTTAAATCTGACCAAAAACTTGATAGTAAATTATTATTCGCATCAAATATTTTGTCATTCAATAGCACATCGTTTTTAGCTACATTCACAAGTGAGCCATTAGGGTCTGAATCTATAAAAGCGCTAATCGTCGTATAGAGAGTGCTTGTTATGGTAGACCCGCTTTTCAATACATCCCTGATAGGCGTAGTAATGGGGTTAGGCGGGCCGGTAACAATGCCCTGCGTGAGCAGAGTCCACTTTCCAGTTACAGAATCTAAGCCGTATGTTCGCATATCAACCCCTAAAATGGCGCTGAAGTCGGGATAGTAGAAGTGCCGCTTTGCACATTTACTACATTATGTTCGTGGGTTTCCAAACTTATAGCCCCGGCAGTGACATTACCTGTACTAACTATAGTTCCAGTAACACTTAAATTACCTGTAATAGTTATGCCGCTTGAATTAATAACTATTGAATTGTTGCCGACTTCTAATGTTAACGAAGTTTGAGCTATAACATCAAGCCCCGAAGGGGTTAAAGTAAAAACAGTTTGGCTATCAGTGTCTCTTAGAACTACACCGTTCGGCCCGTTTATTATGACCGCATTGGCATCAACTTCAAGCCAATTAGAATTTCCAATAGGTACAAATACTAATCCGCCGAGATTGCTCGGATTTAGCAAGGGCGCGAGCCCAGAACCGAGCCCTGTAACACCCCCTAATCGGGTACTGGCAGATATGCAGATACCAAAATCGCCGACTTGTATAGGAACCCTAATATAGATGCTTCCAATAACAGGGCAAGTCACCGCGGGGAGCGTGG